CCTATATCTAGTGTTGTCATTTGAACTTCACCTGCAACAGTTACTAATCCATCTGCTACAGTTATTAAATCAGTATCGTCTGTATGACCTATAGTTGTTCCATTAATCAAAACATTGTCAATGTCTAATGAACCACCACTAATTAATCCTGTTGTTGTAATTGTTGATGAGCCAGTATCTATACTTCCAAAACCTGAAGTTATAGAACCAGAGTTTAATGCTCCTGTTGTTACAATATTAGAACTACCTGCTATAGCACTATAAATAGAACTTATATTTGTGCCCCCAACAGTTATTGCGTCTGCTTCTACAGTTCCATCAAAGTATGCATCTTTAAATTCTAAAGCATCTGTACCTAAATCTAGAATTGCATTTGTACCCGGTGTTAAAGCACCATCGGTTAATATTAATTGTTTTTCATTCCCTGCATAAAAGTTAATTGTATCAGCAGTTTCAAAATCTATTTTTGTTTGGTCATCTTCACCAATTTTAACATCAGTAGCTAAAATAGATGTAATGCCTGTTTGTGCAGCATCTACTGCAAAATCAATATTATCGTTTGTTGTATCATAAGTAACTGTAATACCGCTTTCACTATTACTAGATAACATATTAGTACCAACAGTATCTCTAATAAAAGTTGCTAAAGCTGTTCCATCTACAGTAATTGCGTCTGCTTCAAGAGTACCATCAATATCAGCATCTCCGCTAACATCTAAAGAGCCTGCATCTAATTCTCCTGTAAGAGTAATATTTCTAAAACTTGCTACATCTTTATTAGAATCAACAGTAACTGTTTTACTTGCTACAACAGTACCAACTGCTGCTCCTGTATCATTATAATTTAATTCGGCTGCTGTTGAAGATACATTAGTACCTCCAATATCAAGAGTAGTTACAGATATTTCTCCTGCTACTGTCGCAACTCCGTCTGCTAGTGTAATTAAATCAGTATCATCAGTATGCCCTATTGTTGTCCCATTAACAATTACATTATCTACAGTAAGTGTTGTTAATGTTCCAAGAGAAGTAATATTTGATTGTGCTGCACCTGTTACTGTAGCTGCTGTACCAGAAGCATTACCTGTTACATTACCTGTTAAAGGTCCTGCAAAAGCATCTGCTGTTACTGTGCCATCGAAGTATGCATCTTTAAATTCTAAACTTGCTGTTCCTAAATCTATTTGATTATTAGTAACAGGAGATAATGCTCCATCACCAATAGTTAATCTTCCTGAACCACCTGTAGCAATTGTAATAACATCTGAACCACTAAATGTAATAGATGTATTTGTATCACCATCACCTGCAATAGAATCTAATTGTACTGCCCCTACATTTGATAAAGCTGCATCTCCAAAGTCTACTGCTCCTGCAACTGTAAGAGTTCCTGATACATCTACATTACCATTTATATCAACTGTAGTAGCTGCTATTTGTATTTCTGTATCTGCAACTAAATCTAATTGTCCGTCTGTAGAAGAATTAATATATATTGCAGTATCTCTAAACTGTAATTTTTCTGTGCTATTAACTAGTATGTCATCTGAAAATTTAAAATAATCTTCATCTTCCATCCATGTTAATACGCCATCATTTGATTCTCCATCAAAAGTAACAGCAATATCTGTTCCTGATGTAGCATCACCAATAGTAATAGCTGTTCCTAATAATTTTGTTATTGGTCCACCTTCTGCAGATGTACCATCGTGTGTGTGACCTGTGCTAGAAGCAAATGCAGCTAATAGCTGATCGAACTCATTATTAAAGTGAGTTGCTTCAATAGTAGAACCGTCTACAATAGATCCACTACTTTGCCTTGTGTATGTTGCTCCCATTTATCGTCTTCCTCCGTTGATATATTCTAATTCATATCCTTTTAAAGATATTGGTGTTTTACTACTTGCATCATTTAATTTTAATGCTACAACAAATCCTGATCCCTCAACCGAGTGCCTTGCTAGAGGTATACCAGATTCTGCCGCATATATTGATGTTCCGTATGCTCCACTTCCATAAAAATTTTGACCTCCTCCTTCTCTTAATGCATATGCTGCAGGTTGAGGAGTACTAGTATCTTCAAAATTATAACGCAATTGAAATGTTTGTGTATCTGTATCAATAGAATCATTAGCTTCATAATTCAATAATACTCTTTGCATACTTTTTCTTATTCCTGGATCTCCTAATGATAAATCAGGGGATCTATAAAATGCAGATATATTGGCTGTTGTAGATGCATATGTAAATACATTTCCTGATTCCATATTATAAACATATCCATCATATCCGCCATAAATCGTTGTTTCTACATTACTTATTAAATCTGAATCACAACAAGCAGGTTTAATTCCTTTTAGGTCTGCATACTCAAATCCTAATGTTCCTGTTTCAGGATTTGCTTTTAATACTGCAATTATACCTTTACAACTTGTTTCAATAGAACCATCTGGTGGATAAAATAATCTGTATTGAGATTTATCTCCAATAACAATTGATGTAACATTATCATACCCAATATCTGTAATACGTTTTTGTATTTGTTTAGATACTGTTCCTAATTCTACGTCACCAATTCTTTCTGTACCTGCAATAGTTCTAAAACCATCTTTAGATAAAAATAATAAATCTCCACCCAATTCTTGAATAGAGTGGTGGGCTATAGTGCCAACATCTTTTGCAACCTCTGCAAGTGCAAAATCACTTGAACTAGTCCCTACTATTTTATAAACACTGTCTTCACAGAAGACAAATAGAGTATCACGGAAAACTTTTAATCCTGTTATTGTAGCACCTACTACAATACTGCCTCCACCTGTATCGAAATCGTCTTCAGTAAAAGGACCAGAAAACTGTACAGTAGATATGGCATTTGACATACCTGCATAAAACATATGATTAGCAAATGATTTTACAAACTTAGGATTCGTTGGTGCAGTTCCACCACCTGTAGCATTTATTATATCTTCTGAATATGAAGTGTCAAGTGTAAAAGCAGCAGAAGCGCCTGTAGCGACAATTAGTTTTTCTGTACCATTAAAATTAAATTTATCAAAATCATAAGTATATGTAGTACTTTTACTAGTTGCTCTAGATGTCCAACTTCCAGAGGTGCTTCCAGTGTATACTGTTCCTCCTCTTGCAGCTACAATAATATCGTTAAAAATAGCTACCATATTTAATCTTTCTGTAGATGCAGATACTTGAGGCACTATAGTACTATTGTATTTTGCAGTTCCTGATATTTTTTTATATCCGCCTGCAATATCAGGTTCCATATTTTGTAGAGAAAGGGCTTCTCCAGGTCTCATAGAAAATACGTCTTTATTTAATACTAAACCTCCAAAACAACTTACAACTGTAGGTGCTAGTTGAGATGTATTAGGCACTCATAACACCTTTACCATAATAGCGTAAATTAACTCTTTCGTCTCTCATATATTCTTGTTTAGTTACTAAGTCTGCTCGTAATCTTTTCATACCATTTTTAAATTCTTTTTCTGCAATCATTGCATGCTCTGGATCAGATCTTAGTTGATATGCATAATATCTTGCTCTTGTTACTAATAATCCTGCGTATCTATCATCTAAATCTGGAACATCTCCATAAGCAGATAGTTCTGTATGCTCTTTAAAATATTCATAAACTATAGAATAATCCCCTCTATCAGGAACAGGAGATATTCCTAATTTACCACTTTGTGTTTTATATATATACTTGGGTTCACCTTGTGCAGAACTTATATTTGCTTTATCTGTTTCTGCATACTGTCTAATATAATCATCATAAGAAATATATCTAAGTCTTTTTGGACTTATGTTTCTTGATATTCTTACATAGTCTACATCTAGATTAGTAGATGTAACTGTGTTATTAACAGTTATATAACTTGTTTGTGCAGTAGCTGTAAAAGTCGTATCTAATACTGCCCCTTCTCCAAAATCAGTTACTGTTAATGTTGTATTTAAATTTTGTGTACCTTCTGCAGCAGTTCCTACTTGAACTTTTAATGCTTGTCCTACGCTATTAGAATCAAATACTTTTATTTGTAATCTATATTCTGTATTTACTCTTGTACTTATTGCTTGATATGCTGCATAATCATTGAGTCTTAATCTACCATTTCCACCACTATTATATGCTGCGCTACCTGATCCTGCAATAGTAGTCCAGCTACTTATATTAGAAGTAAATTCACCATTAGTTACTAACTCTTTAGGTTTTAAATATACTGTATCCCAATCTATTTTTCTCCATTGCACATCACCTGTTTGTGGAGAATCTGTAGTAGGCAACGCATATTCTCTTTGACCTGCATTAGTATCTTGAAATGTTTCTTTATGCAAACTTGGCAATTCTTCAAGTTCATTATATACATCATGTAATGCTCTATTAACAAAATTTTTTACAGAAGTTTGAACACCTCTGCTACTAGTAAATGTAGATGAAGTAAGTTCTACTTCATTTAACTCATTTAAAACTTTATTCGTTATTGCTAAGTAAGTTGCCATTATCTAGTAATATTATTGCCTCCAATTTATTATTTAATTCTTTTATTTGTTTTTCTAGTTTATCAATTTTGTTAGAACAATTACACTCTTCATCATCATAAATTTTGGTAATCTTTTGTCCTGTAGAAATCACTTTATTAGTATCTGTGACTTGCCCATTTATCATATTCCATTTTTTCATTATATACCTCTACAATAGTATAAGGGGGGCAATAACGCCCCCCTTTTATTTTAATTATTATGAACTGTTGGAAGCAGTCTCATCTGAACCACTAATGTCACACATTAGTGCCCATACTCTGACTTTACCCGCTTGGTCTTGTGCACCACCGATTAATACATCAATAGTATCAGCCGCTTTACAGATTAGCATTGCTGCAGCATCTGTAGCATCCATTGGTGCATGACCTGTTCCTGTAGCATCATAACCATCTACCCAACAATCTGGGTCGTTATGACCTGCTGTGGAACCTGTAATACCTAAGTCCATTGTTACAGAAGAAGAAGATGCTGTTAGCACTTCTAATCCTGCTGCAATAACTAGTGTTTCTGCAGGGACATTAATTGCTTGAATAATGTCACCGTTTGCAGGGTCAAACAATGAATTGTCTATTGTGTTTTCAACCCAATAAGGTTTCCTTCTAGTAGAAGGATGACCTGCTGTTCCGCCAATAACTTTACTTACTGTTGCCATTTATATTTCCTCCTATTAGTCGATTAACAAGTGTCTAGCCATAAGTGCTTCTGAACGAAGTACTTTTCTACCGAACACATGTAGTCCTCTTACTATATCACCAAATGAATCAGGGTCTCTAATTACTTCTGTTTTTGCAATTGCATTAGCAGTAGCAGTTGAAGACATATGACCAAATAGTACTTTATAGTAATTGGCTGTTGATGAAGCTGCAAAGTTATTAGTCATATAACATTTGAAGCCTTGAATGATACCGTCCATTACTCTACCATTTCGTAGAGGGGAAGCAGAATCGCCTGTTACAGATGCATCTAATAATTTAGATGATGAACTCGCTAAAGCTTCATAGAATTCTGGACTTGCCAAAAACCATCTGTTTTCGAATGGAACGTCTGCACCATTTAGTCTCTTAGATGCATTAGCCATTATTTCTAATGGATCAGTTTCAGATGAGCCGAAGCCTGTGTCTGTACCTGAACCGTCAGAGCCAATAGTTGTACCTGCACCAGATACCATTGCTGCGATTACGTTTTCATCGTATGAGTCTTTAAGAGCATATGCTCCTGAAGATGTAGCCAAAGACTCAAAGTTCACATGAGATTGCCTTTCTTCGATATCGTCAACTTTAAAAGCAAACGCATTAGCTTGGTCCACAGTAAGTTGGATTTGGTCATCAGCCAGATTTTGGATGTTGATTTGTCCACCTCTTGTGTATGAACTTACACTAACGGTTGGTTCTTTTATAATGTTAACAGTATCTCCGTAGGCTTCGATCTCTCCTGCATAGTCAGTATTAGTAATATCTTCTACTACTGATGCAGTTCTAAAGAACTTTTGGACTTTTTGGCTATAGATTACAGGTAAAAAATTACCTGAAGGTAGGTTGTCATAACCTGCCGCTTTACTTATTGCCATTATTTAATCCTCCTATAAGATTGTTAAAGATTAGCCATTAACAATTCTACCTTCTCTTCTAGCAAGATCTATTTCCTTTTCAAATTTTTCATATTGACTAGGTTTTAATTTACTAATATCACTAAGCTTCCAGATTTTTTTGTTGCTTACATCCACTTCTTTTTTACTTGTAGAAGTTACTGATTTTGATGCCTCTAATTTATTATTAGCTTTTTGCTTAGTTATACCTTGATCCATTTTATATAAATCAATAGCCCTTGCTGCTAATTTTGCATTAGTGTCATTATCATATAGCCAACTCTTTATCTCTGAATCTTGATTTTCAACCCACTTATGAAAATTTTCATTTTTTCTAAGTTCATTGTAATCAGGATGTATCGAAGCTAATTCAACTTCTGCTTTTTCTTTCTTAACCTGTACCTGTTGGGTTTCAAGTTCTTTAAGATTAGCTTCCATCTTTTTAGATTTTTCATCTGCCTTAGTATATGCTATAGTTTCTATAACATCATAGACATCAGGATATTTAGTTCTCCAAGCTTCAATTTCTTCTTTAGACTTGGGTAGCTGTATTTTATCAGCGTGTTCTTGTAGTTGTGATTTAAGCGAACCTACTTCATCTTTATGCTTATTTACAGTAGAATCGTAATGTCGTTTAAGATCGTCATAACGTTTCTTAAACACTTTCTCTTCAGCATCGACAGGGCGTTCTTCATCTGGAGTGGCTTCTTGATCTGAAGTGTCCTCTGAAACGGTGGCTGTTGCGTCTGCTTCCTCATCTCGTAATTTTGTTTTATATTTATTTTGATAAGGTGTAGGCTCGAGAAGAGCCTCTGTAGTTTGATCCTCTTGGATCTCTTCGTTTGTAGTATCTTCCATCTAGTCTCCTTTGGGTGCTGTGGAAGGGCAGGTCGCCCGTGCTGTGATTGGGTTGGTGCTACGACTAAGCAGTCATAGGTCGCCTGTCCATCGGTTGTTGTGGTGCCCCTAGACCTGTCGGTCTAGGAACATTTCCTGCTGCAGCCATTTCTGGTCCTGCAGAAGCTTGTTGGTTATTTGCGCCTTGTGTCATTTCTTGAACAAAACTTTTCATGGCTTCTTCTGGTGCTCCACCATATTTATTAACAATAACCGAAACTGGTATAACTACTACAGGTTCTTTAGGTCCTCTATCTGCTACTGCAGATATATCAATACCTTTTCCTTGTAGTGCTGTTTTTACATCTTGTGTAAGATGCATATCTAATACAGCATCTTCCATAGACACTGCCTGTTGAGGCATTCCTCCTGCCCCTTGGTCCATAGGTGCACCTTCTGGTGCTGCCATTGGATTATTCATCATTCCTTCTGCCATATTATTCTCCTTAATTAATCCCTACCGGGTCTGTTTATTCCTGTTGGTGTTTTTGATTTTGGCGTAAAACCAGGTGGTCCAGAAGCACCTGTTCCTTTTTTAACACCTCTAGTTGTGTATGATGCTCCTGCTTGATATCCTGAACCAGGTTCTGTAGTTCCTGCAGGTCTTGTATACTGAGATGCTCCTGCTTGATATCCTGAACCAGGTTCTGTAGTTCCTTCTAGTCTAGGGGGAGGTGTATCGTCTCCACCATCTCTACTATCTTTATCATCAGAACCTGAAGTTGTATATTTTATATCAGATCTTGGTCCTTCGTATCCTTCATCATATGATTTAGGAAACATACCAGTGGCTTTTCTAGCATTTTCAGCAGCAGTAAATATATCCTGTATACTTGTAGCACCAAAAAATTTTCTTTGTTCTTTTGGAATTACATAACTAGTAAAGAATGTTTTATAAAATCCATTAGTATCATCAGTGCCATAGTAAGAAGGAGTTCCTGCTAGTATATTACCTTCTGGAACGCCTGGATTTAATACTTTAGTTTGTAAATTATTATACAATACTTCTAAGTTTATAACATCTTCTCCTGCTTCATTTTTACTATAAGCTTTAACTCCACCAAATTCAACTGCACTTAAATCAGCTTTATCTTTAGCATCAAATATAATGTTTGCAATCATAGTGCCAGGACTAGTTAGTTGAAGAACTGTTTCTAGCAGGTTTTTATTTTTTGGATTTTTTAGTTTTACTGTTTTAGTTTTAGGATCATAGGAATCAAAATCTATTTTATCTTTTAACGCTGAAAAAGATTCTAAAGCTTCTCTATTTAAATCATATTCATTTTGTTGTTTAGGAGTAAAAGCAGGTTGACTACCACCTCTACCACTTGAAGCTTGGGGTGGAGGTACATAGTTAGGATCTACAACACATGCTCCATCTTTTAATATATAACCTAAAGGGCATGGATCTACAGTCGTATTATCATCATTACTATCATCTGCAGTAAGGTATTTAAACTTAGGGTCTACTGTACTAAATGTACTTGTGTCTACAAAATTTTGTGCCACATTAGTTAATGACCATGTACCTGTAGTAGCATCATATTGTAGCTGCTGATTACTTCCTGTATATGTACTCATTTATTCTTAAGTTGTACCCTCATTTTCATTATTTCCTGAAGCGAAGCCACCTTCCCCTGGAGTCGGTACACCTCCAACTCCGATGTTGCCACCGCCAACGCCTGTAATGTCGTTAGGATTCGCTCCTGTAGGAGTTCCTCCATCAGAAGCCATTGCGGACTGCTGACTATCGCCTTGATCTTGTTTATTTCCATTTGCCATCCCCATTATTTTAGCAAAGATAGCTGCTCTTTCTGGATCATTAATTAGTTTTTCAGGTTCTATATCTAAAGACTTTGCAATCTCTGATAGTATAGAATGCCATCTAACAAATGGAGCCAGATTTTGATTTGATGCAACTTGTAAAAATGTCATCAATCTTTGTGAGCGGACTTCTTTCTGCATTAGAGAAGAAGTGCCTCTTGCTTTTACATTTAAATCACCTTTTATTTCTGGAGCCTCTTCATTAAATTGCATATTCCATGCAAATAAAGTTTCTCCTAAAGGTCTTAATAAAAAATCATCAACGTTTTTTATAACTGTTTTTATACTAAGTGCTGCTGCACCCATTAACATAGACATACCTGCTGCAGTTCTTGTTGTAGTTTGAACTCCAGTAGTACCATGTGAATAAGAAGGAATACCTGTAGCTTCATCAGCTAACTGCCTAAATTTATCAAACATCATTAAATTTTCTTGTGATGTATTAGGAAACTTAACACCATGTATAGCTTGTCCCGGCATACCACTTTGTCTTCTAAATATTTTACCTGGAAAAACTTTCATATCTTGCCCCGGTACTAGTAACGTTTCGTCAATATCAAATACTAAATTACCTGCTAATGCCAAATTATCAATAGCCATTCTTGCATGACCATTCATAATTGTTTGAGAATCATCCATATTTTCTGGAATGCCTACGCCAAAGAATTGATAAGGATTGATTTCATAAGGGCATATTAAGTATGGTAATCTAGTTGGAGTAAATGGATTTAGTACTAATCTTATTACTTCACCATTACATACCCAAGCATTAACCTGTATTTCGTCAAGTTCATTAATCTCTTCGTCTAATTCTAATCCTGCTTCTTTAGCAAGTTCTGTGTCTAATGTTCCCCAAAATTCTAAAATTTCATATCTGTTTTTATTTAACTCATCTGTTGATTCTCTATCTTGCAAAGATGATTCATACCCTCTAGATTCGTAACTAGCGCCCATAGATAAAGAATTTTTTATAGCTTCCTTTCTAAAGAAAGGTCTATTCATTAAATCCCTTACTTGTGCACGAGTATATACATGTCGTTGAATTACATATTCTGCATCTTCAATTTTTGTAGCATCAGGATCAGGATAAAAATCCCAACAAGAAACTGATTCTATTTTTGGAACAAGTTTAGTTTTAGGAAAATATTCATTCTTTCCTGTTTCAGGATTCTTAACCCAATTATGTGTAGATTCTTCATAACTAAATGGACCCTTTAATATTCCTGTTCCTAATAAGGCAGATTCAAATAATACATTTCTTAATACAGAAACAGCACTAGATTCATCTAATTGATCGTGAATCATTTTTTCCATATTAGCTGCAGCCATTTCTGCAGGACTAATTTGAGGTTCTTTTTGTCCATCTGTTGCAGGACCTTCTACAAATTCTGCTGCACCGAGAGTTTCATCTAATCCTCCTAGTACTTCATTAATAGAAGTTGCCCCAGGTTTTAACTCATTACCGTCTCCTGGAAAACCATATGGACTTTTAGGTTGTTCTTGTTTTGTGTCTTGGTACTTAGATATATTAGCATATTCTGCAATACCTTCTGGAACAGGTGTAGGTTCTACTCCTACTGGAAATTTTCCACTAGAAAATAGAACTTCAATTAACTG